GTGCCGTTGGTCTTTGGGCAATTAACGAGTTCCTACGTGAAAGTCGTATTTGGGTTTGCCTCGAATGTCGCGAAACTGTACCGGCGACAGGGTCCGCGAGGCTGTGCTCTTTATCTGAAAGCCTGCACTGTTGCTCTGCAACAGGCTGCGGGTGGGATGGTGAATCACGGCACTTGGGCTCTGGGAGCCAACATCCGGCGTACACGCCGGGGCCTACCTAGGATTATAAACCCTCAACATAGGGTCCGGGTCCACCTGGGGGAGGTGGCTGTAATCAGATTTTGGCTAAGCCTCTTCGGTCTCTATCGCGTGATAGAGTTCCCGGGAGCACTGAAACTGGCGACAATCACCAAACCTGGTGTAGATATCACCTTATTTATGGAGGAATGGAGGTCCTGGGTCCCCCACTTCTACGAGAGAGCTCGGTTGATAACCGATGATCCGTGGAAAGTGAAGGTCACGAAGCTAGCACCGGCTTCAATACCGTTCATGCAAAAGTGCTCCCCGAACTCGGGGGGCTTTACCTCAGTAATGGGGATTTTGTGGGATGTTTTGCTCCTTGGAGCTCATCCAGGTATGCATACCGCTGTTACACAGTGGTTAGCAACCGTGGACGGCATTGAGTTAACCTGGGCCTTCAACGGGATACTCAAGGTACTCGACGCCTGGATCCTACTAAAGTGGGAGTCCAAGTTTGAGAGTATGAGAGATGATCTCCGCCTGGGAAGAGACCTCAAGGGGTCTCCCCTTTCTATGGTGGTAAACTGGCAATCCGGGATGGGTACCACATTTGGTACTCTTCATCCGTTGCTTCCAATGACTTTCGACATGAGATATCTTCTCAGGTCGTGGTACTTGGACCACTACTGGGGGAAGCCTCTTTGGTTCGGTCGCTTAGCTTTCTTGAAGGAACCCGGAAAGATCCGGGTGGTGGCCATGGTGTCCCTCATCATCCAGACACTCATGTACCCTTTACATGAGTGGATATTTAGTAAGTTGCGCCTGTTGCCCACCGACGGGACCTTTAACCAGATAAGACCTGTAAAGGCACTGGTGAAGGCCCTCGGCAAGGGAGCATGGATTGCATCCTACGATTTATCGGCGGCGACCGATCGCCTTCCATTGGCGATTCAGGTCGAGCTTCTGAAACCGTTACTGGGTGAGAAATTGGTCTCCCTTTGGGCTTACTTACTGGTGTCCCAACCGTATGGGCTACCCCGGAAAGCGGTTAAGTACCGCAATCTAGGGACCGATCGTGTTTGGTACGCCGTAGGACAACCAATGGGGGCCCTGTCCTCGTGGGCGATGCTCGCGTTGACACATCATGCAATTGTACAGATGGCTGCACATAGAGCCTATCCTAATGCGTCAGGATGGTTTTGTTTGTATGCAGTGCTGGGAGACGACGTGGTACTAGGTGACCGCTTCGTTGCCCGGGAATACCTACGAATAATGAGAGCTCTGGGCGTGGAGATTGGGCTTAGCAAAAGTCTGGTCTCCTGCACTACCTCTCTCGAGTTCGCTAAGCGAACCTTTATTCATGGGCGGGATTGCTCTCCAATTTCTTTAGCTGAAGTCATGGTTGCACGCTGCAACCTTGGTTCACTAGGGGAACTGATCGCAAAGAATATGAAATTCGGAGTAATCCGATTTTCTTCCGTAGCTAAATTCCTTGGTTTCGGATACCGAAACTTGGCTCAACTTCCCGTTGGGCTGGGTCTTGGTAATCGTTTCTCTAAGGTACTCGCCTACCTCTGCCGTCCGGGCGGGGTTTACCCAATGCCCTTTGAGGCTTGGATACACTCCGTTGCCCCGGGCGGAAAGGACTCGAATATTATGGACCTTAGAGCCTGGGCCACTGCCTCGACTCTTTGGGATATGATCTTGGGGAACCTCCTGAGGCGTTCAGCAAGGGTTTCAAAGACCCTCTTCGATGTTACCATGTTCGATGTAGTAGAGGCCTCCTTCATAGAGAAGGGAAGCGGTACTACAGAGAAATGCGCTGACCGAGGAGGGCTTAAGAGCCTAAAGGCACAAGGTGTGCCGACTAAGTTCTTCAGTGAAACTGTGCGGGATTTCTTTAATTTTGAGGTGCTTGCACCTCAATTTAGAGAATTCTTCAAAGAGTGGATCTGTTACCCTTACCAGCTGAAAATCAGACGAAGGTTCGAGGTGATCGACAATACCTTACGGGTACTGGATCCCAAAATCCTCCCTGATTGGGCCGGTCTAGAGGAGCTTTGGAAACAGGTCGTAACGGCAGAGGAGGGGATTGAATCCCTTCCTTCTGCAGTGGAGTTTGTTAAGCGTCCTTCGGATGCTAACTCTCCATCAACGGGTCTTATCAACCTGTGGGTGCGACTTCGGACTCTAGCGACTCGAGAGGCCAGCCCTGTCAGTAGCGTATCAACGCGTTTCTCCGTACGGCGTATGCCAAGGCGGAGACGGGCTTCGGGATAGTCAATCCCTGGTCCGGAAAGCCTAAAGTTGGGTCTGGGTGAGCATGCTCATCCCAGCCCACCAAATAGACGTGCGCACCTAAGCGCTATCCGGCC